GGGCGATCTGCGGGGCCTTGCGGTCCAGTAGGGGCTTCGTGCGGCGGAACGTGGCGTATCCGGGGAACCGCGTGACCGGGCTGTTGCGGGAGCCGGTGCCCTCCAGCCACGGCCCGTAAATCACACCACCGTCGTGGACCTTGTACCGGCCGCCCGACGTGCGGTCCACGCTGATCCGCGACTGGTAGTAGCCCGTCGGATGCCGCAGCACCTGCCGCAGCCGCTGCTGGACCATCCGCTCGCCCTCACGCGCCACCTGGTAGCCGACGTCATCGGCGTAGTCGTGCAGGGCGCGCCCGGCCCGGCCGGTAGCCCACGGCCCGGAAGCGGAGGAGTTGACGCGTACGTCGAATCCAGGCATCAGACCCCCCTGTGGCGGGCCTTGCGGCCGTGCGCGTTGTAGACCTGCTCCCGCAGCGAGTCCAGCGACAGCGTCTCCACCGCCGACGACTTGCTGCTAGAGCTCGCCTTGCTGGTCCGTCCGTAGCCCGCCTGCTCCTGCAAGATCCGGTTGATGGCCTCGCCGACCGTCAGGTCGTGGACGAGGCCGGGCGGGTCCCAGCGCATGATGCTGCTGGCGTCGCCGTGGACGGACGCTGTGGTGCCGAGCGCGCCTCGCCGCACCGTGAGAGTGCGGGCGGCGTAGATGTCCACGCCGACGCTGTGGGCGGCGAGGACGGAGCCGTCCCACGCGCGCTGCACCGTGAGGGAGTTGCCCGCGATGTCGACGATGAGCATGCGCTCGGAGTCGATGAGGAGGGTCTCGTCGATGGCGAACTGAGTGCCGTCGGTGACGGTGAGGGTGACGCTGTTAGCCTGCGCCGTCAGGCCGCTGCCGCCGACGTTCTGCCCGGTGTCAGCCATGCTGCGGCCGGTGACGAGCATCCGCTCGGAGTCGACGCGCAGGACGCTGCCCACGCCGAGCTCGGAGGAGGCGGCCGCGTTGACCGACACGGCAGTCTCACTGTCGTCGAGGGCTTCCACGACGGCGCCCACGCTGGTCTCGGTGTTGCGGTAGCCCCACAGGCCGGTGACCGTGACGGCGCGCTGGTGCGTGTCGCCGGACGTCCAGGCCGCGTTGGAGCCGAGGTTGACCTCGATGCGACTGAACGGGGGCCCGGTGCGGATCGGCTCCAGCAGCACGTTCGCAACGTCGACGGTCTCGCCGCCGGAGGTGGCGGAGGTGAGGGAGATCAGCTGGCTGTCGTCGAGGTAGATCCGCCATGCCGGCCGGTACTGAGAGTTCGGCCAGTCGAAGGAGCGGGTTGCCTGCATGGGGGCGAACTTGCGGTGGCACAGGCCGTCGATGCTCCGGGACGCGGACTCCAGGGCGCGGTCGATCTGCCGTGCGTTGCGAGCGGTGACCTTCACGTCAAGGGCGCGCATGACGTCCTCGCGGGTGGCGTACCAGATGCCGTCCGTGGACGTGTTCGCGTCCTCAGCAGACGCCGGCGCGGTGACGGTGATGGTCTCGGTCGCGGTGACCGGGCTGCCGCTGCTGAGGCCTGTCCAGAGGGCGAGGTACAGGCCCGGGGTGAGAGTGCTGGCCGGGGTCCAGGCGTAGCCGTAGGAGCCGGTCGCAGGGTGGGTGACGCCGCTACTGGTCGCGGCGAGGGCCGTTGCGCCGGTGGCAACGCTGGTCACCGTGATGGTGGGGGTGGCGTCGAGGTCGGTGAGGGTGCCGCCCGCGAAGTCGTAGAACTGCGCGAGGAGCGTCACGGGCTGGCCTGCGGTGGTCTCGGTCATGACGGCACCGGCCCGTAGTTGGTGAGCAGCAGGTAGAAGGGGAGGGCCGTGCCCGCGTACACCGTCTCGGTGCCTGCTCCCCGGTAGACGAGTGCCAGTGTCACGTTGCCGCTTCCGTTGACCTCGCCGGACGCCACGATGATCTGTGCGGGGCCCGTCGCGGCGGGGAAGCTGCCCGACTGCGGGTAGTAGGCGGGGTTGCCCTCGTCTAGGGGCGTGGAGGTGCCCGATCCGAGGTAGCGGGAGATCGCGCCTGCGGAGGTGAGGGTGGCCATGTCGAGGAAGAAGCCGGAGCCAGCGTGCATGAATGAGGGGGCGACGTGGATGCGGTCGCCGACCGCCGCTGGGATCGAGCACTGAAGTGGTGTGGCGCCGGAGGTGACGATCGCCCACGGGACTGAGGTGGCCAGTGCCACGTTGCCTGCGGTGATGCGGACGTCTGCGGTGCGGATCGTTGTGCCGCCGCTGGCAGCAGGTGTGCCGTGGGTGTGGTCGCCGCGCGAGTAGGCCGTGGCGACACCAGCCGTGGACGCCTGCCCGAAGGTGGTCTCGGGGACCACCGTGTCCGAGGCGACACCCGTCCCGGCACCCGCAACCTGCGCCAGGACATACGCCCTCGACGTCGCGGAACGGTCCGTGTCCGGAGTGGAGTCGACAAGGACGAGGTCACCCGTGAGCGTGTCACCGCCCTTGTTGACCTTGCGGGCATCGCCCGTCGTGCTGGCGTAGCCGATCGCCGTCATCGTTCCTCCTCTCCGGACTCGGGATCCCGCGGGTTACTTGCTGTCAGCAGCCGACGTATCGGCCGCCTGGTCGCCATCCGTCGAAGGGACAGAAGAGGCCTTGGCCGTCGCCGCCTTCTTTGAGCGGCTCCCCGTCGTTCGGACAGGCGACGGGCTCTGCGTCTCGCTCTGCTCGGGCGAGGTCGACTCCTTCTCGGAGGATGTCGACGAGCTGTTCCCAGCTGATACGTCCTCGCCTCCCTCTTCCTCGACCGGGGTCAGCTCGCCACTGTCCGGGTTCACCTCGAACCCGTCAGCCGACGGTCCGCCATGAACGGTGATCTTCGCCATGTCCTGGTCCTCCTCCGGGGGCTGAGTCGCTTCGTTGACGCGCATCGTCGACCCGCACTCCGGGCACTTCGGTGCGCCCACCGAGTACTTGGTCGTGCACTCCGCGCACTCCCACAGGGCCATGTCAGACCCCCATGGCGGGCAGGTTCGCCGGGGCGCGGCCCGTACCGAGGTCCCGCTGGATCGCGGTCACCGCACCGGCGCCGGTCGACGTGAGCTTCACGTACTTGTAGGTGTCGGACAGCGACGTGCCCTCCACCTCGACGACGGCCGCGTTCTGCGTCGCCGCCGCGGCGGTCACGACGGTGGCCGCGGCCGCCTGCGTGCGCCGGGTCCACGCGTCCGTGCCGTTGCCGGTGTTGGTGTGGTACTCGGTGATGATGGCGAGGTTCTGCGCGCCGGTACCGGAGGCGTCCTTCGCCTCCTGCAGCGTGTAGGTGTCCCCGGCCGCGCCGGTGAGGAAGCAGCTGAAGGTGACGCCGGCGGCGGCGCCCTTCAGTGCGATCCACACGCCGTCGGCTGCGGGGGTGACGTTGATGATCCTGCCGAGCGCCTTCTGCGACATCGGGTGTTCCTTTCGTCTGGAGTCCGGTCCGGGGCGACACTGCCGGCCCGGTGATAGCCGGCCGCGGGGGGTGAATGCCGCGGCCGGCCAGGGCGGTTACGCGGCCAGCTCGATGAACGGGGAGAGCTTGTTGGTGCTGCCGTTCTGGGGGGTGATCGCGGACTGGATCCACGGGCGGCCGTCGACGCGCTGGATGATGCGGAAGGTGGTCTTGTCGGCGCCGAACGCGTAGTCCGTCGAGGAGTCGGCGGTCATGATCTGCCGGTCACCGACGAGGTAGTAGGACAGGTCGACGAAGGCGAGGTCGCCGCGGGTGCCGAGCGCTCCGGCCTTCTCGGTGATGATCAGGGGGCGGCCGAAGATGCTCATCGGCATTCCGGCTGCGGCGTTGACGACGAACACCGAGTTGCCGCCGGTGCCGACGGTGAGGGACATCTGCAGCAGCTGCGGCAGGGCGTCCGGGGAGCACATCCACACGGCGCGCGACAGGCTGGACGGCAGCATCTGCGCGAACATGTTGACGACGTCGGTGTACTTGATGTTGCTGCCCGTGGTGCGGGCGACAGCGATCGCGGCCGGGTTGCCCGCGCCGCGGAAGCCGAGGGGCTCGCCCGTGCCGGAGCCGGTCTGGAACTTGGCGTCCTCCTCGAACGCGAGGGCCTGCGGCCACAGCGTCTCGATGAGCGCGGAGAAGCTGACGATGCTGTCCTGCAGCAGCTCGTTCGGCACTGCTGACAGACCAGTCAGCTTCTTCGCGTCGAGGGTGACGCGGCCGAACTTCGGGGAGCTGTCGGTGAGGAGCGCGCCTTCCTCGCCCCAGTAGGCGACCATGCCGCCGAACACACTGCCGTTGTTCGTGGTGGTGTCGATCATCGGGAACGGCACCCGCGCGGAGTCCATCGGGACGACCGTCGCGAGGGGCCGGACGACGGACTGCTCCAGGGCGAGCTGGAGGAGCTGCGAGCGGAGCGTCTCCGGGACGAGGAACCCGCCGTCCGAAGGGCTGACGCTGCTCGCGGCGTTGCGGAGCGCGTCGAGCTTCTCGGCGTCCGCCCGGGTGTTCTTGTGCCAGATGTTGCGGACGTAGTCGATCGAGTCCGTGAAGTGCTTGTCGACCGCTGCGCCGGCCGCGTTCGGGTTGTGGGCGGTGCCCTGCCGGTGCGAGGTGAGCATCCCGCCGCCGCGCCGGCCCTTGGCCTGCGGGTCGAGGTCGAGACGCTTAATCCCGTCCTTCGCATCGGTCATGCCGTTCTCGCGCATCATCTGCGCGAACACCCGCTGCGTCTCCTCGGCGACAAGGCGGTTGAGGTCGGTGCCCTCGCCCTGGAGTGCCTCGCCGTAGGCGGTGATGAACTCGGTCAGGGAGTCGCGGGACGCCATGACCTCCTTCAGCTTGCCGCCGTCGGCGAGCATCTCCGCCAGCTCGGCCGGGTTGCGCGGGATGGTCATCGTGGGTGCCACTGTTGCCTCCTTCAGGCCGTCGCCGCGCTGGACGACGCGTCGGGCTCGGTCAGGTTCGAGACGAGCGCCGACCATGTGTCGTCGTCGTCGGGGGTGAGGTGGGCGGTGAGGGCCGTCCACTCGTCTGCGGGTTCCGGCTCGACAGCCGGCTCCTCGGGGTCGGTCGGGTCTTCGGCGTGCGCCTCGGGGGTGGGCTGCTCCAGCTCGGGAGCAGGCTCGGGCTCGGCGGCCGCTACCGGCTCACCGCCCTGGGCCACGGTCTTGCGGAGCATGTCCGTGAGCTGCTGGCCGAACGTCTCGCCGAGGTTGAAGGTGAGGGTCACCTGCTCGGGCTGCGCCGCGGCCGCGGGCTCCTCGCGACGGGGCCCGGTGTAGCCGTAGGCGGCGAGGTCGAACGGGCGGGCCATGTCGGGCTCGTCGTCCTCGTCCGGCTCGGCCGGTGTGCCCTGCTTGGGCATGGTGACCGCCTCATCGGCGAGCCCAGCCTTGACCGCGTCGTCGGGAAGGAACCACGTTTCGTCGCGCATCTGCTCGCGCCACGACTCCCGGGTGCCGCCCGCCCGCGCCGCATACGCGTCCGCGATGTTGTCGGAGATCAGGTCGAGGAGCTCGGCCATCTCCTCCATGTCGGAGGCGTTGCCGAGGCAGACACCAGACGCCTCATGGATCATGAGCATCGTGTTCGGGGCCATCTCAATGCGGTCCCCGGCCATCGCAATGACGGAGGCGATCGAGGCGGCGATCCCGTCGACCTGCACGGTGATGTTCCCGGGGTGGCTCCGCAAGGCGTTGGCGATGGCGATGCCCTCGAACACCGACCCGCCCGGGGAGTTGATACGTACCCGCAGGCTCGGGGCTGTGATGCCCCGCAGGTCGGCGATGAACTGATCGGCGGTCGCGCCGAACCAGCCCCCCACCTCGTCGTACAGCATCACCTCCGCCTCGTCCGGGTCCGCGGCGTTGGTGATGCGGTACCAGGACTGCGCCTCGATACCGTGCTGCGCGCGCAGCTTGTCGGCCTGCTCGCGCTGACGCGCAACGAAGCTGGCCAGGTTCGCGGGCACAGACAGGCCCGGCATGCGCCTCATTCGCTCTGTCCCTTCCGGCCGCGCTTGACGACCTTGCAGCGGCACGCGTTGCCGTACTGCACTCCCTCGCAGCGGACATAGCCCTCGCCGCCCGGGTAGTCCTCGTACGCGTCGGCGCGGTTCTTGTAGGTGCGGCCGTCCTGCTCGCGGCAGTTGTGGCAGGTGTCGCCGTCGTCGGTGATCTTCACGACCCAGCGCTGCGCGTTCTCGATGTCCTCACCGAGCAGGCCGGCCACCGCGTCCGACCACGCGACAGGTACCGGGGCAGGGCCCGCGGTGCGTCCGGTATGGGCGATGTCCGGCAGACCGACAGCCGCCAGCACTCCAGCCGGGTCGAAACCCTCACGCACCAGCTCGGCCGCAGCAGCCGCCCGGGCGGTGAGCTGGGTGGCTTCCTTCTCAACGTCCTCCGGGACCGGGTTGACGTAGTCGAACTCCAGCCCCGTGGCGGTCGCTCCGTACAGCGGGAGCAGCCGGTAGTTCAGGGCGTCCTTCACCGCTTCGAGGTCGGGCACGACGAGCCAGCGCGCGAACATGACCTCGCCCGCCTCAGCGTTGGCCCGGTTCACGTCATCGACAGCGCCGGTCATCGGCTTGGGGAAGCCGAACCCCTCGCGGATGATCTCGCTGGAGATGCCGCGAAGTTCCGCGAACTGCATGTCGCGTTGAGTGAACTTCCGGTCGACCCACTTGCCGTGTTCGAGGATCGCGACGCGGTGGGCGTTGGCGATGCCCTTGTGCTGCTCGTTCCAGCGTTCCCGCAGCTCATCAAACTCGTTGTCCCCGAGGCTGTTGGGGACCTCGATGATCCCGCCCGGCTCCGCGGAGTTGAGGAAGAAGTTGCGGTTCCACTCCGCGCTGTACCGCACCGCGTCGAGATCGGTGAGGAGCGCCTGTACCGGGCCGATACCCCGGTACGGGTCCTCGGGGTGCGGGGTGCGGATGAAGATGACGTCCTCGATACGGAGCGCGATCTCCTGCCCGTCCGGCCCGGTGTACATGTAGCCCGACAGGAACGTCTCCGGGTCGGGCACCGGCCGCATCCGGTCCGGGCGCACCGGCCACATCTCCAGCGGCAGCGTGGACCGCTCGTTGCGGGCGATCACCCACCACTGCTCGCCGGTCAGCTGCTTGTGCTGCGCGCCGGCCTCGACGAACTCCGACTGGGTGTAGAAGCCGTTGGGCTTGTTCCACAGGTCGAGTGCCGCGTGCGAGAGGACGGGCTGCCGGTCTTCCTTCTTGCCCGACTTGGCCTTGCGGTACAGGCCCCACTCGACGCCGGCTTCGGCCTTGGCGGTGCGGTTGACGATGGCGAAGAGGGTGGAGACGGAGCCCATCGCGGCGAGTTCGGCGGTGGTGCCGCGGTTGGAGCCGAAGAGGCCGCGGCCGTAGGACTGGGCTCGGGAGGCGAAGGGGACGGGGGTTTGGGTAGGGCGGGTGCGGAGGGCAGACGCGGCGTTGGCGAGGTCGCCGAGGAGGGTTCTGCCCACGGCGCCTCCGCTCTGGTCAGCCGTCCTTGTCCAGGTGCCACTGGAGGATGACGGCGAGTGCTCCGGCGATGAGCAGGCCGAGCCATAGCCCGAACCTCATCCCAAGGCCGATCGAGATCAGTGTAAATCCTCCTGTCAAGAGAGCGATACGCCGAAGGATTTCCTGTCGTAGGGCGAGTTTCTTCCACATGCCCGCAGATCCTTTCGTCACAGCCACCTCACCCGCGGTCGCCCGCCCAGATCCTTCGCCGCCACCATGTACCGCAGCGCATCGCAGCCGTGGTCGTCCTTCTTCACCGGCTCTTCCTTCAAGCCCATTCCGTTGCCCGGCTTCACTGCCCACACGTAGCCCGGGATCTCTTCAGCCGTCCGCGTCGGCCGGCCCGAATCCGCGAGCGTCCGGTCTTCCTCGACGAGGCCGCCGCGCATGATGAACAGCCGCGGCTTGCCGTCGCCCTGCGCCTTGAGTCGCCCCTGCACGGCCTGGATGCCGTCCGCGACCGTCTTGTGCGCTGCCTGCGTGCCCATGCCGAGGTGCTTCTCCAGCGTGGCCCGGTCCTCGGCGTCGTGGTCGGTGATGATGGCGCGGGGGCGCGGCTCATCCGGGTTCTGCCGCATGATGTCGAGGATCTGCCGGGCGTGGTCCTCGGCCAGACGCCGGGTCATATAGATCTCCCTGACGAGGTAGAGCCTTCCGTCCGGGTCTTCGCGCCAGTCCTGCCAGCAGAAGGGGTTGGTGTACCCCAGGTCAATTGACCACCAGCGGGTCCAGTCGTTGGGCACCTTGAAGCGGTCGATCATGTGGACGCTGTCGTCCCAGCCTTCGAAGACCACACCCTCCGACGCCACCCACAGCCCGTCCCGCAGGCGCAGGCGCCGCGCCCCGGTGAGCGCGTCGAGCTTGGCCATGTACTCAGCCCCGGCCTCGGTGTACGTGCCGTCGCGGTTGACGTAGTACGGATTGTCCCGATGCGTCGAGGTGATCATGCGCATGGTTCCGGCGTCCGCCCGACGCTTGATCCAGTGG